TGGCAAAGTTTTAGATAAGCAATCTTTTTTAGATAACTATAATCAAATTAAAGAAGTATTTTTTCAATAGGAGAATAAGATGCCAGCATCAAAAATTTCAAAGACTATTAAAAGAGGCAGAAAAAGCCGCAGGGGTCGTCCCTCTAATAAAGTTAAAGAGCTAATGGAATCAAGAAATATCTCTAGATCAGAAGCTGAAAAAATTGCAAAGACAGAGGCTGGCAAAAAACCTGTAAAGAAAAAAGCTGCAAAGAAAAAAGCTGCAGAGAAAAAATCAGAGCCAAAAAGAACTAGGTCTGAGCAAAGAGAATTAGATAAACTTATTAGGCAGCAAGAAAGAGAAATGCGGGGATCAGGTGCAAATGAAACTGCTAGAGCAGGTGCTACGCAAGAAGAAAGACTTTCTATTAATGCTCCAGCTAGATCAAAGGAAAGACCTCCTGAAAGAAAAGATTTATCACCCGCACAGCTTAGACGTTTGGTAACATCAGGATTGGCTGGTGTAGGTAAAAAAGGACAGGTCACTGATAAAGGAACATATTCATCCGGTGCTGATGTAGCTAGTAGAATGATGCGAGGAGACGTTGGTGGAGATGTTAATATGAAAGCACTAGAAAATGAGCTAAGAACAATAGGCGGCTTTGAAGGACTTAAAAGCGGTGGTAAAGTAGGTATTGGCAGAGGGTGTGGCGTAGCTATGCGAGGTGCTGGTGCAGTTAGAAAATCTTAAAGGAGGTTTAAAATGGCAGCAAATATAGTTAAAAAATCAAAGAAATTTTTTGATAAGAAAAAAAGTGATTCTAAAACTAAGGATGCTAAAAAATTATTACGAGATAGAAAAAAATCTATTGATGATCGACCAGAGTGGGCAAGAGATCTATCTGATGCTGAATATAAAGATATATTAGGATTACCTCGTAGAGGAAAACCAGGTGAAGAAAATCCTGATATGGTAATACATAGAAAAAAAGGTGGTAAAGTAGATAAACCTAGAGGCTGTGGACAAGCTCAACGTGGTTATGGTAAGGCTATGATGGGTGGTGGTAAGATTAAAACCAAGAGTAGTTATTAAAACTAAGGTAAGATTTAATAATGCCATTAAAAAAAGGTTCAAGCCGAAAGACAATTAGTGCAAACATTCGTAAGTTAAAAAAAGAAAAATATCCTCAAAAGCAAGCGGTAGCTATTGCACTTAGTCAAGCAAAAAAGCGTAAGGGAAAAAGAAAAAGTGGCTAAACTCTGTCCAAAAGGTAAAGCTGCAGCAAAGCGTAAGTTTGATGTTTATCCATCTGCTTATGCTAATATGTATGCGTCTGCTGTTTGTAGTGGTAAAGTAAAACCTGGTGGTAAGAAAAAAAAAGTTGTTAAGAAGAAAACTGGAGGTGGATTACGCAAATGGGTAGATGAGAAGCGGGTTGATATTGGCGCACCAAAGAAAAACGGTAAGTATCAGCCATGTGGTAGAAAGTCAACTAAGGGTACAAAACGTAAGTATCCTAAGTGTGTTCCCCTCGCAAAAGCACAACGTATGACAGAATCTCAGAAAAAATCTGCTGTTAAAAGAAAAAGAGCCAAGCCTCAAGGAGTAGGTGGTAAGCCTACAATGGTTAAAACATTTAAATCAAAGGGTGGTCAAATTAAACCCAGAGGCTGTGGAGTAGCTCAAAGAGGTTTTGGCAGAGCTATGAAAGGTAAATAGGTTATATCATGGCAGTAAAAAGAAAACGTAAAGGAACAGGCATGAAAGGAATGACCATCGGTGGTGGTCATAAACGTCCTACCAAAGCTGGTGCCGGTATGACTAAAAAGGGAGTAGCTAAATATCGTAGGCAAAATCCCGGTAGTAAACTTCAAACTGCTGTAACAGAATCTAAACCTACTGGTAAAAGAGCAGCAAGACGTAAAAGTTATTGTGCTAGATCAGCAGGACAAATGAAGAAGTTTCCTAAAGCTGCTAAGAATCCTAACTCAAGACTTAGACAAGCTAGAAAAAGATGGAAGTGTTAGATGGCTAAAGGCATGGCACATTTTACTAAAGATGGTACACCCTATTATGGTGAAGTTCATAAAATGCCAGATGGGTCAATACATAGTGGAAAGACACATACTAAAACATCCAAGAAGGTAATGCACTTTAAAGATTTATCTACTACAGCTAAAAATAAAGCAGGTGACAAAATGGCAAAAGATACATATAAAGGAAAAAAGATGAAAAAAACTAAGTATATGTCTAAGGGTGGTGTTGTTCGTCAAAGATATGCAATGGCATCTAGTAAAAAGAAAAAGTAATGGCTATTGGTAGATCAAACATACCACAACAGATTACTAAACCTCCTCAAAAGAAAAAGCGTAAAAAGAAAGTTACATCTTATAAACGCAAAAAAGGATAAATTAAATGGCGACTAGTGGAACATTTACATTTAATTTGGATATAGACGAAGTTATTCAAGAAGCAATGGAAATGATCGGAGGAGAACAAACTCTAGGTCATGAGCCAGCCTCCGCTCGTCGTTCTTTAAATCTAATGTTAAAAGATTGGCAGAATAGAGAAATTTTATTATGGACAACAGAAACATCTGTTATATCTCTTTCTACAAGTACTACTTCATATCCTCTTAGTGATTCAACTATTGATACCTTGCAAGTTATTTTAAATAGAGATAATACTGATCTACCGTTAGATCGTATTTCTTATGAAGAATATTTACAAGTTCCTCGTAAAGGACAGACAGGTAGACCTACTCAATATACTGTTAAAAGAAATAGAGACAATCCTACAATATTTCTTTGGCCTATTCCAGAAAATTCTACAGACAAATTAAAAGTAGAAAAAATTAGTGAACTTCAAGATATAAATAAATCAGCACTTCAGAATGCTGATATTTCTAAAAGATTTCTACCTTGTCTAACTGCTGGTCTAGCATATTACATGTCTATGAAAAGAGCAGGAGTTCCTGAAGGTAGAATTACAATGTTAAAACAAAATTATGAAGAGCTATTAGCAAGAGCTAACACTGAAGATAAAGAACGAGCTAGCATGTATATTAGACCAAGACTCGGATATATTTAATATAGAGTAGTATTATGGCAACAAATAAAAATGCTAAAGGACTTTGTGATACTTGTGGATTTGCATATCCTTTAAGAGTATTGCGTATGAATAGCTACGGAATGCTGGTTTGCCCTGAAGATTTTGAGGGAAACTTTGATTTAAAAAATCATCCACAAAATAGAACTCCTAATACAAGAGATGACGAAACCCTTCGTAATCCTAGACCTCCTCTTAATAATGATAGAAATGTTGCTTGGCAACTAGCTACAACTGAGTGGGAAAACGAAACAACTGAATGGAATATGGTTTAATGAGTAAACTTACTGGAAACTTAATTGCAAATACATATAAACAACTCCTGCAGGTTGGATCAAATAATACGGGTCTAACATCAACTGAACAAACTGTTCAGGATGGATCAGGAGAAAACTCTGCTTTAAAACTAAGTAAAAGTGCTGTAGATATTAATGGAACATTTAAACTTAATGGTGTTGCAATTACAACCAATGCATCAGCTATTAATGCAATTACCGATCTAACAGGTATTACAGGTCTTGTTGCAGTAAGTAGTGGAGATGTATACGGCAGGACACTTACTGCAGGTACAGGTATAACAATAGGTAATGGAGATGGTACTGAAGGCAATCCTACTATTGCTGTAAGTTTAGCTGACACAACAATTAATGTTGCTAAAGTTTCTGCATCTGCCGCTACATTTAATGACATTGTTAGTGCAGGATTCTTTGTAGGTGATGGTTCAGGTCTTGTCAATGTTCCTTCTGCTGAAGGTGGTACTGTTAAGTTTATTGAAGCAGGTACTGGTATTAAAATTACAGTTGATGGTGCAGTATCAAGTAATATTCCTGTAAGTGGTACAATACTTGTTTCTGCAGACCAAAACTTTGGTACAGTTTCAGTTAGTACTGCACTAGCAGTTACAGGATCAGCTTTATTTGATGTTGTATCTGCTACTTCATATTATGGTGATGGTTCAAATCTTACAGGTGTTACACAAACTTCAGTATCTAATTATACTGTTAATCAGTTAACAGTTGTAAGTGCAGCTAGTTTTCCTGATGATGCTACATTAAATTTTGGAACAGGAAATGATTTACAAATAGTT